GTACAAGCGCGGCCTCTGTCGGTGTGACGAATGCACGGATGCGAACACCGAATATGAGGCACAGCGTAGAAAGAAGTGGAGGTTACCGACCAGACCACGCCCGTCCTTTTCGGGCGACACATTCACAAGAGAGGAACTGTTGAGGTTCCGGGAAGAGATGGATGCATGATAACATTACACAATGGAGCAGAGCCTCTGGCTTGGAGCGTCCGCCCCGGCGGCAACGGGCTACGCGACTACGTGGGGGTGGTGTTAGCGCACCTTCCCCTCAATGATCTACACCCCTATGTGGTGTGGAGCATGGCATCAGACGATAACCGATCTTGGGATTGTTCGGGTGGGGATTACCATTCCGACTACGACACAGCCCTTGAAGCATTCGCCACCCGGCGTGTGCTGAACTAGAGAGAGAGAAATAACATTATGAAGTACCTAACCGAAATGCCACCGCCGTCCCGTAGCAGGACGGAGAAGTACCCGTGGGCCGACTGGTTCGACGGGATCCCACGCCTGCTGGAGCAGGGCATCGACTTCGAGGGAACGCCGGAAGGATTCCGGTCTTGCGCGTATGCCGCCGCTAGGCGTCATGCTTGCAAGATCACTCTTCGGACCCTCGCCGACGGTGTTGCCCTTCAGTCGGTAACTGAATCTGAATACACCGATCAGTGACCGCTGGTAAAGACACAGAACAGCGGTTGGAAGCCCTTGAAGACATCGTATTTGCGGACGATTCAAACATCGCAGATGCACTCATGGGCCTCCTTGCCATTGTCCAGCATTTAGCCTTTATTGTGGGAGATACTTTCCATGATTTGAGTGATTCTTTCGAGACTGGAATGAATCATATCGGGCGTTTGTTGCAGAAGGCAGAGTCAGGCGAAGAACCGGAATCAACGGATGGGCCACACCTGACCGTGGTTCCCGGCGACGACGCCTGACTGTGATCCACCATGCGCCGTCCCGGCCCCCCTTTAGGGGGGGCCGGGACGGCCATGCTACCATGCCATGGGCATCCCACCGGGGATGCCCACGACCTGCTAAGGTACAGCCATGACTAAAAATGACCAGACCAGCCCACCCGAAGATCGCATCACGTTGCGCCAGTCTTGGCTGGGTCAACTGGCGATGTGCCCTGAGCGGGCACGCCAAGACCTGCTTGGGATCTCCGAATCGACGGAATCGTCCAACACCGCCATCGGCACCGCCGTCCACTACGGGATCGAACAGTGCCTGCTGGATCAGATGCAGACGGGGGAACCCATGACGATGCGGGAGACGCAGGAGATCGCCGTCGGTGAATGGAACCGCAAGGCTCCGGAGATCGTGCGCTGGAACCACAAAAGCACCGAAGCGATAGAAATAATTGCGGCAAATACTGAAGTTTGGTGGAACGAAGTACGCCCCGGTCTACGCCCAACAGCAGTTGAACACGAATTCAATCTGCCATTAGTCGTGGATCACGAACCAGAGATTTGGTTGAAAGGCACGATTGATTGCGTGCAAGAACCCGGAATGCCGATCATCGACTGGAAGAATCCGGGACGTAAACCCCACGATGCGTGGGAAAAGAAACGATGGTCGGTGCAAGCCGCCGCCTACACTTGGGCCATTGGTGCGGAGGGGGAGTCCCCAGCGATCAGTACGTTTGAGCCACGCGAGTTTGAGTTCGTGCATCTCGTCAAGGGGACGGTGCATCGCACACTCGTAGATGTCGGACCAGCGGAATGGGCAAGTCTGGTCATGCTTGCCCGTTCTGCTGGCACCCTAATAACCGCCAACCTGCCAATCTGGCCGCTCACCATGAGCGGCTGGCACTGCTCCCCCAAATGGTGTGGAGCGTGGGCAACATGCCGAGGCAAGTTGGCGGGACCAGATCCATGGAACCAACTATAGAAAGGTAGACCCATGGCTACAGCAACAACCAAGAAAACAGAAAACACTTTCACGGTGTTTCGGAGGCAGGTCATCCAGACAGGTGACTACGAACCTTCCGAAGCCTCGTGTTCGGTGACAATCACGGCGGATGCCGAGATGTCTCAGGAAGAGGTTGGCGAACAGATCGCCCAGTGGGGTACAACGCTGGAGATTGCCAACTATGAGGCACTGGGTGTCGGCTACGAGATCACCGAACAGGGTGTCCGGAGGCTGCAAAAAAGCGTTTCCGGGGCTACTAAAAGTGCTCCCGTGGCGGCTGCCCCCACGGGGAATAGTTCCGGTGGTTCGTCCGGCAACACCCTTGAGTCCATCTGGCGAGATCTGATGGACAACAAGGCAGACTGGTGGGATCCCAACTGGCAGAAGAAGTTGGATCCCAACGCCAACTTCAACATGAATGGTCCCGATTACAAGCGCCGGTCAGACGGCAAGGGGCTATGGCTGTCTAAGAAGGACGGCTCCGTACTAATCCCCAACTGGTTCGTCTGCCCGTTTACGGGTAAGGACTCCAACGAACTGTCAACGATTAGTGCCAGCATCCGGGGCTAACCCCCGGCTGCTCTCTGCCGAGGAAGTCACCCGCCGCCTTGCCGAAGCAACCGGTGAAGCAGCGGGTGACCTCCCGGCGGATGAGTCGCCGAAGCGGTGGTCGCTTACAGCCGATGTCGTCACGAACCTTGTGGGGTTTATCCGGAACCCAGCGGAACGCTGGTATCTGGGTATCCCCGAAGTGGACCTTGCATCCCGTGGAGTCGGGAGAGGTGAAGTCCTACTGGTGGTTGGCCGGTCGCATACCGGCAAGTCACAGGTTCTGTTGAACGGTATCGTCAGCAACCTCGTAAACAACCCGGCCGCCCACGTGGTCATCTTTTCCATGGATGAACCACGCGAGTTGGTGGTAATGAAACTGTACTGTCTGCTACGTGGCAGATCGTCCACCGAGGTGGAGGAAGCCGTGAAGTCCAGCGACAAGGAAACTATCGCAGACTTGGAGCGTGCAGCCAGAGAGGAACTGTCCCGAATAGCAATCGTGGACGAGTCCATATCGTTACCAGTCATGGCCGACGTGATGGAAGAGGCGAGACAATGGTGGGGATGCAACCCGTCCTTCATCATGATCGACTATCTGGAACTGCTTCCCGGCGGGGACAGTGACGCCACGGGTGTGACCTCAAAGGCGCAAGCCGTGAAACGCTGGGCCAAAACCCAGCGCGTCCCGGTCGGTCTGGTTCATCAGGCTGGGCGTGGTGCTGGCGAGAAGGGGAAGGCTGCAGGTCTGTACGCTGGACGTTACGGCGGCGAACAGGAAGCCATCTTTGTCTTGGAGGTTTACCGCCAGAAGGATCGGCAAGACTTGTCGGACTGGGAAACGCAGTACCATGCCAACTCCATCAACATCAACCTGTGTAAGAACAAGCGCACCGCAAGGCTGATGGATCAGGTTTATTACCTTGACCCACTGTGCGGTCAGGTTCACCCGTACTGGGAGGAACTGATTCCCGGATCGACAGGTGATCGACTATGAGCGAGTACACAGAAAACGATCCTGCTCTGACATTCGCGTTGCTGTTCCGTGGCGGTGCAATCGCCACGGACCGGCCCGGCGTCAGCAACGGGTTCCGCCCACTTGAACTACCGACGGGTGAACGCGTCACTGCGTTGGGCGACGCATTCCTAGCAGAGTGCCGCCAGCATCTAACCAACAAGGATGCCCCCATCGGTGTGTACCCACTCTGCCCCGGCCAAGGTGACGACGCCAACTATAAAGCACCCGACCGTGTCTATTGGGGTTGCGTTGACTTCGACGAAGGCGAAGAGGAATCCCTGATCCACGCCAAGAATCTTGAACTGGTACTAAACCGGGTGGGCGTCAAGGGGTGGATCGAACGGTCACGTTCCAAGGGATACCACGTGTGGGTTTTCTTTGAGGTGTCGATCCCCGCCGACCAAGCGCGCAACGGGCTGCTTGGTGCATGCGAGATAGTGAATGCACCCACCAAGGAAATCAACCCTAAACAAACAGAGTTGACGGGACGTGGGTGGGGCAACGGAGTACGCCTACCCTACCCCGCAGGCAGACAACCTTCCCGGAATGTGATCCTTTCAGGAGGAAGGGAGATGGATCTGGAGGCATTCGTGGAAGCAGCCTACAAAAGCCGCTGCGCCCACTCCACATGGAAGGCCGTCAGCGCCCTGTACAGCCCTCCTGCGGCCCCCCCAGTCACGGACTGGGGGGTTGCCAGTACGGGAGGGGATCTGAGCGGCCTGTCGGCTGCGATCAGGACCAACGGTCCACGTCCAGAACCAGAGAAACCCAGAGGGGACCGCTCGTCAACTTTGTTTTCGTTGGCGTGCGCCATGCTCAAGGAAGGACACTCAGCGGCACGAACCCTGCAGGAACTGCGCTCCGCCGACGCAGACTGGGGCGGCAAGTATGCCGCCCGACCTGACGGTGAGAAGTGGCTGAGGACCACGGTCGAAAACGCACAGAGACGGGTAGGTACATGAAATGAAAGGTCACACCGTAACCGTATCCAGAAGACCCAAAGTGAAGGCGCGCCCGCGCCACAACAAGCGCGGGCAAGTCTTCACCCCCAAGTCCACGCTAGAAGAAGAAGACCATGTGGCTGAGGCGTGGTCAGAGCAGATAGGGGAAACCCTCAGCGGACCCTTGGAGGTGTACGTCGCATACAGTCCAACTGAAACAATCTTGCATGTGTTACCGTCTCCACACGGCGCGCGCACCCTACGGGGAGACTTAGATAACTACGTGAAACTAACCCTTGACGCCCTGAACGGGGTGGCTTGGGATGATGACGGACAGATCGTTCGGATCACAGCAGTGAAAGTTGACGGGGGAAACAATGTTTCTAGTTGAACTATTGCCATGGGAATACGAATGGGCCTCCCATGTGGGTGCCCGCCGATTCATCGAAAACTGGGGGAAACGAGACGCCGCGCACTACGACAAGAAACGCATGGAGGACGACCGTACTGCGCAGGTTGCAGCATGCGTGGGTGAACTTGCCGTAGCCAAGGTCACCAACCAGTATTGGTCCGGGCACGTCTGGCACAAGTCAGATCACAAAACCCACCGGCATCTCCCCGATGTGGGCGCCAACATAGAAGTGCGGCGGGTACGCACCAGCACAAATGCTGCAGTGCGGGAACGACAACTAGGACAGGGGCTCATCCTGTGGGTAGTGCGCCCCGTAGCGCCAGAGTTCCGGGCCTGCGAAATGCTAGGCTGGATGGATCACGATGAAGCGTGGGAGCGGGGAACGCCATCAAACTACGATCCGGAAAAAACGAGAGTCATCGCCCAAGAACAACTGAATGTTCCCGTCTGGTACGATGGTTCCCATGGGGAGACAACAGAACGATCATCCGATTGACTTTGATGGCTGGCTTGCCCGCAACCAAACCAGTTCCAAGATACGGATACTGTTTCCACAACGCGACGACACCGAAATAGAGGCACTGCTGCGTGCGCCTCCCGGTGGACCCGACCGGCTCGCACCCCTAGAGGGAACAGCATCCCTCAGGGAAGCACTGGGGCGCGCAATAGATGCGCTCCCCGCAGAAGACCGCTGGATTGTGGAACGACTACTGATAGAAGGGCTGTCGTTACGCAAGACCGGTGCCGTGTTGGGTATCCCAAAGACGACGCTGGCGCGCCGCCGTGACTACATCAAGGCACGTCTGGTTGACATGCTGTCCAACGATCCCGCCATGCGCGGGTGGATCGTAAACGACTAGCCGTCTTCAGTCCATTGCTGCGTCAAAGCCTGCCGCAACAACCCCATCAACGAAGTAGTCCAACAGGCAAACGCCTCACCTGCCGAAGGCACGCCGTCAAGTGCAGCGCGAAACGCGTCGAACAGGCACTCTGCTTCTTCTTCGCTAAAGACGAGCAGCAACCCGAGGAAACCATCCGGCGTCCACTTGGCGTGGATACCATCATTGACATCTAGCAGGTGGGGGATGTCCTGTAGATGGTCGTAGATTTCCTGTTCGATCACCGCCCCCTCACTCTCCATGAATGTTTCCCACCTGCTGGAGAGTTCGGCGGCGTCCACTTTTATGCCAGACGGTCGCGCGCTACTGTCTTCAACACAGACAGCACGGCAGCCGCGCCAGCAACAGCGGCGCCCTTGGACGTGGACAGATCGGAAACTACAAACACGGATGCGAACGCTTGAACAAAAGTCCACACCGCCCGCTCTAACAGGTTACTCATCTTGTCCCCTAGTACTTTGGTCGTCGTGGTTTCTTTGGCATAATCAGTCCCGTAGCGCCTTGCGGGCGCCACTCTTCGATGGCGAACCGACATGGCCGATACCGCCGCCCGTCTTCACGCTGGTAACCAGCACCTGACCGGCCTGTACTTTCTTGGGTGTTGAACCATCCCTCATGATGCTCTACTTTCCGAACGGGCGACCGCCGTGGGCGGCGTTCCCTAGATTTGTACTACGCAAATATGTTGCGGCCTTCTGAGCCTTCTGGCTCATGTCCCACATATTGAATGAGGACGACGAGTCGTATGGCTGCTCGTTTTGATCTCCGAACGTCTTTTCAAACGTGCCGTAGCCTTCACCTTTCGGCATACTTCCTCCTTATAGGTGGGGGGAAACCCCACCGATAACCTATTGAACGAACAGGGCCGCAAACGTGTTCACATCGACGACACCGTTCACCTTCAAGAAACCCTGCGTCTCCTGAAATGCGCGCACCGCTTTAGCAGTTCGCTTCCCGAACACCCCATCAGCGGCACCCGGAGAAAACCCCCTGTCCTGCAGGCGGCGCTGCGTCAACCTCACAGCCTCGCCCCGCTTCACGTTGGGCCACCACCGGCCCAACGGACGGTCCGTCACCTGCCGTTTCAAAGCGGCGAAATAGGCGACGATCCCAGCCCAGTCGGTATCGGACGGGTTCTCGTTGATAGCCATCCCCGCTTCAACCCAATCACCCAACCAGTTACCCGGACACGTGGTAGCACTCTTGCGTCGATGCGTCGAAACCCACAGCCCGTCACCGAAACGACGCTGCGCCTCAGACACAACCCTGCTCAGAGAATGAAGGACCTGCGTTCTCGGCTCCACATCACCATGACCAGTAAAACAAACAGAAATGGATTTGGCATTCCACCCCTTGGTCGCTCCCCCGCGCGCCCCCCAACCACGCCCCTCATACACAGTCCCAGTCTCATCCACAAGCCAGTTGTACGCAATCCCATCCCAACCCCTGCGAAGATGATGACCCTCAAAAGCCCTCACCGCATCCGTCCCCCTCGGACCATCAACAACAGCAGAATGATGCACAACCACCCCGCGAACCCGGTTACCCCGCAGCGGTGTGAACCTACCGTTGCGCGTCGCCGGGGGCGCAGCCCCCCACTGCTGGCGAGAAATGTAGTCCATACTGATATACCCCCTATGTCCCGACTATCGGGTACGCAAGTCTACATCGCGGCGATTACGCCGATCAACATACCGCTCAATCTCGCGCCGCACCCGCTCGCTCTCCTGCTCATACCGGGTATTCATCCGCATACTCAAACCAGCCAACGTAGAAATGAGAGCAGAAATGTACCGCTCTTCCTTCCGCTTCTCCCGCCCCGGCAACCCCGGAATAGCCCGCTGCAACACGCCGATATACGGCATCAGATTCCCGACGAGATAGATGCGGTTGTCCTGCATCTTCCACTCGCCCTTCTTGTTGCGCTTCGCCCAACCAATCTGCTGCAACGCGTGCATCAACCCCGGCACACGCTCCATCAAAGCCGGAACCTGTTGATACCGCTCAGTGAAGGGAATGCCAGCAAACACCTGCTTGCCCGCCCAATACTCCACCGGCACCTTCGCAAGCGGCGTAGCCTGCGACACGACCTGCTCTATCGTGCTGCCAATCCCCCCGTAAGACGGGTCATAGCGGAGCAGATCCTGAAACGGGGTGTCCGGCACCGAATAAATCTGGGCACCAGAAATCTGGAAAGGCAACCGCACCCCGAACGGCTCCAAGAAATAGTGCGGAACAGTACCCTCTATTGGAGTGTTGCGTTCCATCTCCCGCTTCAACGAGAACAAACGGTTGTACTTCTCCGGATGCTTCGCCATGAACTCCACCTGCAACGGCAGATTGTTTCTCGTCCACGTATAGAACGGAAACGCCCGACGCAACCCCTTGCGTTCAAAGTCCGACAACTTGCCGTAGTCGAAATGCAACTTGTGAATCGAATACAACGCTTCGTCCACCGAATCACCCCACACCTTCATGGCGTGCATCCCGGTAGCCAACCTCATCGCCTCTTCAGCGAATGTGTTGGCGTGCCTGACCGCAGCCCAAGGAGTAAACTCTGGCGAAAGAGGCGAGTAGACCACACGCACCCCCGGCTTATCCATCGTCTTCTGTCCAACAAAAAAGTCTCTGCGGCTACGCCCCACAATACCTACGTCCACAGCAGACGCCGCTTGACCACCAGAGTGAGCGCCCGTGTTGACCAGATCCTGCATGTACCCCCACTTCAACGACTTCGGATTCTGCTCCGCCATAATCCGAACCCCGGCAACCAGATCACCGTCGCCAGCACGGTAAGCCTTCTGCATCATCCTGCCAGTACGAATAATTTCCGTCGGAGGAATATCCTTGAACCACATATTGGTAATGCCGCCCAACATATTCCGCATAACGAACCCCGGCGTAGCCACCAACTGTGCCTTCATCCAGTTGTGAACCTTGTCGTACCCGACGAGCAATTCGTGGACCTGTTCCCGGTCCGTTGACTTCTGGGCAGCCATCAAAACGTCGGTAACAGTATCAGCCCACGCGTTGGCAACAGCCTTACTTGGTGCTGAAGCAATCAGATTTGCACCCCACATTTGTGTACCCGTGGCGAGAAGTGCCCCTAGCCCCTCAGCAGGAATCCTCGTCGGATCCAATGCCGTAGCAGAATCGCTCCCCCACATCCAATGCAAAGGTCCGTCCGGGCCGGAATCTTTCAAATATTCTTTCCGGGCTTTCGCCCCCAGCCAGCCGCTTTCCACAATCCGTTCCCGAACGGCATCGTCCATGGCGGGATCGGAAGCAAGTTCGTCCAGAATGCGCTTCCGCACCTTGGCTGCCGCTTCCGGCTTGAGCAGCGCCATCATCTGTTCAGTCATCCCGGAATAGTAGGCGATCTCAGCCAACTCCAATTCAGTTTGAGCGTTCCCGGCAATCATGTGTCTCACAACCTGTTCCGGAGTGGAGTCCTCTATCAAGGGTCGGGGGCTATTGGCCCCCAACATTCCCCCACCCGGCAGAGGGCCGTCAAACTCTTCGGCAAACAAACGCATCTGGTCCCGAGTGCCCTCCCTGAACACGGGAGTTGCCGCCCTAGCGGCATCAGGCGTCGGCCCCGCAAGATCAGGACGCAGGTTACGGTTATCCTGCAACAGTTTATTCAACAACGCCTGCAGTTCGTCGGGAAGCGCCTCGCGCTTCCCGACCTGTTCCGCCATCTTTTCCGTGGCAGCAAACCTTTCACCAGCCATCTTGTCCAAATCGCGGCGAGCCTGTCCTTCAATACCGAAGTTCTCCAGACGCGCCAAACGATTCATCTCCAACTGCGCCCGATAATCAAGCACTTCGGCATACGCTTTCGACAAGGCATTCCACTTGGCGCGCAACACGGGATCCTCCATTATCGGAGATACCAGTCTAGCACCCCCCTGCTCCATGATCCGCCCCAACTGTGATCTCAAAGACTTAGCCGTGCCCGCCCACGGCTTCTCACTCCCTTCAGGAATAAGCGCCTCCGCTTTCCTCAACTTCTCCCGCAAGAAAGGTTGCATCTCGGGGAGATTCCCGAAAGGTCGATCCGCTCCCTTCGGTGATTGCTTCTTAGATTTAGTCCTAGCCGCACCCGATCGCCCCTCACCGCTGATACGCAAACCAAAGAAGCCCTCTAAACGCTTCACCTCATCAATGATTTGCTCATACCTACCCAACACCGTCTCGGCCCCCCACCTTGGGCTGGCCCCCTTCACGAACGATCCGGTAGGACCGGCTTCAGACAGGACCTCAAACAACTTTTCGGCAGCCTCAACGGTTTCATCCGTCGCCATCTTCTGCTCTTTCAACCGAAGCATCAACGGAATCAGATCGTCCCGCAACCTGCTAACAGACGGACCGATCTCCGCTCCCAAGGTTTCAAACACATCATCCAAAACAGATAGGTCACGCTCCGTCCAAGGAAGCGCAGCAATCTCCGAAGGCACGTTAGGATCGGCAGCGACACGTGCCGCCGCCTCATCATCCACCGCCTTCACCACGGACCGAACCTTGCTTCTACGCTTCCCCATAGCCAACACGTCAGCCAACGCCTTGTCAACCAGTTCCCCCGACGCCCCCGCTGTGATCCCCTTACCGCCCGCCGTGTCCAGACCATGCCGGGATGCGATCCGTTGCATCCGCTCCTGAGCGGTAGCAACCAAGGCTGCGACTTCTTCTGCGGTTTCGCCCGGAACCATCCGGGCCGTTGGCTCACGAGCAATCTCCCCATCAACCATTCGGGCACCCGTCTCCACCCGCTTGGCAAACGGGTTCAACCCCAACTCGGCCAACACAAGAACATCGTCGTCAATGTTCTCCAACGCCGCATCCACGGTACGGTACCCCATCGTCTCCGTGAGGAACCGCTCATCGGCAGCCTTGAGGGGACCACCGGCAGCAGCCTCAAGTTGGATTCTCCGCAACGCCGCCGCACGCTCCATCGCCTTCATGGCGAACAGTTCATCCTTCCCCATCCACACATAGTTGCGGTTGGGGCCAGCCGACCTCGGCGGTCTACCCGTAGCGTAGCGTGCAGGGAAATACGCCGCAAAGAACTCCAACAACGCACCCTCACCGGCAGTCGGATCAACAAGCGCCTCATCCAAAGCCCTGTTCGGACCCACAATGGCCCTGTAAACGTCATCCCACGCGCCCGTTGGACCCTCTGCGGTAAACCCCCGCCGAAGCACCACCACCCCGGCACCAATATCATCTATCTCCGTGCTGCTATGCGGACTGAACCGGAC